CTTCCAATCAACATCAGGTAAATGTGTCTTTACACCTCTAATGTATTCTGCTGGGAATCCACCAGTTCCGCAAAACCAGTCTGCAAATGTACAAAGTGATCCATCTGGACGACGAAGTGTCTTCTTGATATCATATGCAAGCTTGAACGCGATTTTACAGATTGCACGATTTGTGAAGTACTGTCCTTCATCAGACATAGTACTCATTCCTCTTCCAAGCATATATTCAAAGATGTTACCGAGTGTGTCCATATCGCTCAGTGCTCTAAGTGGGATACGATTGATCTGTTGAATAAAGTCAAATATTATATCTGCCTTATCAATTTCTGGTTTCTTGAAGAAAGGTTTTGTGATCTTATTCTTCTGGAATGCAATACATCCTTTCTTCATGATATCATATGTATCATTCTCATTTTTCTGAATAGCGATATGAGACCACCTGCATTCTTGGGGAAGTGACAAAACGTCTGCTTGGGTTTCAATGAGCCGATATGCAAAGAAGAATGTCATATGCTCAAGAGCTCTCTCTGGATTTAAACCAGCACGACTCCAAAGTAAATTATGTAAATCATCAAAGAACTTCTGTAAAACAGCTTCTTGTTGAACCTTGTCTTCGGGAAGAATAATCTCGGAAAGTGGATTTATTGCTTGAACTGCTGCCTTTGCAGCTTTTTCAATGACTTGGTTAAGTGCAGTTACCTGGGAACAGTCATTTTTCTTTGCAATGTGATGATCATAACCACTCTTTCTCTTAAAAACTCTAGCACACTTTGTACATGTATAATCAGGCATATTGTATATACAATATAGGGTATGTTTAAATAAGTTCCATTTTGCCGATTTTCGGCAGTATTATATTTGATAATGCATAAACATAAAATGGATCCATCACAAGCAAGTCTATAAACCTTAGACACAATGGCGTATAAATCTAAAACAATCTCAATCACTCTGTTAGAAAAACTCATCCAGTTGAGTGTTCCATTTGATGATGAATCACTCAAACGTATTAATCATTTTCTTCCTCACAATCATTGGACCGATATTAAACCGATTTATGTTTATATAGAAGATGCATTCGTTATCTTTGAAAAAATAATTGAAGGGACAGAGTTCTTACAAGCTAAACGTGATCGGTTCGTAGGACATTTATGTGGGTATGGTTATGGAACCTACGATGAACTCTCTAGTGCTTTGTCAGAACATAAGCGTGGTTAATTCCAGTCAACTCTGCAGTGATGTGGAATAATGCTCCTGCTAGAAAGATCGTGATCCACTTTGAGAATCCTGCTTTTTCAGTGACCCAGAAGACAGGTAATAATAACAAACCAACAATTACAGCTTCAAACAGGAAGTACATTTAGTATTTAAAATGGATTAGTTTTTTTGATGCTGGTAAGTCAGCATTACAATGGAGCAACCTATTTCTAAAATGTTAACTGAACTGAACTTTCCGGATATGAAGTATGAAATCACAAAGGAGTTTGACAGATGGGTGATACGATTGACTCAAACCGAAGATGTTGAACTCTTACTTGAATTGATGTGGGACAATGGAGGATGGGTGGGATGTGTATTAGATCATAAAGGCATGACTCATAAAACTAAATCGTTAATCATGGATACAGTGATGAAGTATCTAGAGCTTGATTAAAAATAACACTTGAAATCAATGAAGCGTATCACGTATAGTGTGGTCGTAGATCCTGATGTGAATTTTTCACTTCAAGACTTTGCAAGAGATGTAGCGATCTGCTTAGCGGATCCAAATGGGTGGGAATCTAAAGGATATCGTTTTTTTCAAGTAAAGCGCAATCCTCAAGTTAGAATTCATCTTACATCAAAGGCAGGTCTTCGCAAGATAGGATGTTCAGACACCTTATCGTGCGCAGAGTTAGGAGGAAATGAAGTGAGAATCAATGCTGATAACTGGAAACATGGTTCTGCAAAGAGTGGTCAAGATTTGAATGGATATCGTCAGTATGTTATCTCACATGAAATCGGCCATATCCTTGGTCATGACCACGCAGAATGTCCTGCGAAGGGTCAGTTGGCGCCGATAATGTTGCAGCAGACCTTAGGACTTCGCGGGTGCCTTCCGAATACAAACGTGTAGTAGGTGACTCTTTTCGGAAACTTGTTTGAGGATGTGAAAGAATCCAGACAACACAAAGAATACTTATGCAAATGACTATCAACTTGATCATTATACTTAGTGGTTTAGTTGGTGAAATGAAGCAACTTTAGTTGCTGTAGGCAAGTCCACCCATTCCAGACATAACTCGGAAGATGTTGTAGTTGACTGCATAGATTCTGAAGTTGAATGGTGTTGTCTTAGTAGGCTTTGCAATACCTGAGGTTGTAACACTATCAAATACAAGAGTGGTTGTGTCAATGCGTGAGAAGTTACAGGTTCCACTTGGTTGATGTTCCTCAGGTTGGAGAGCAAAGGAATACACGTTAATTGGGTTCTCATGAGGAGTGTAGTTGACGTTTGGTAGCGTAAAAGTTACTGTCTGTGCTGTTGCATCTGCCAAGGCAGGTTCACTGAGTTGATAGGTTCCAACTCCTCCATTACCAGTTCCATACGATTGGACGACCGTTCCAGCAGGTAAGTTTGCGTTTGTTACAAGCGCACCCTCAATGATATTGCCACCCACTGTAGCTCCTACTCCAACTGTCATCACGTCTCCTGAAAAACTCACAGTATCTGAAGTAAATGTAGTTGCAGTCGGTGCAATGACCTGAGATCGCATTGGGAAGAATGCACCTCCTGAGTGGTGTTGGTAAGGTTGAACTTTCCAGAAATAATCACCATATCGCTCATCAAATCGGTCCTGCCCATTGATTTGGAGACGGGCACGGTTAACGATATCATCATAGCTGAAGGGTTGAGTGAATCCAATATTTGCAGTCAACTCAGAACCGCAATCAGTCTTACGGGCATCTTGGAAGACCCAAACCAACTCCTTGACAGGGTGATTCAATGTCAAGTCAATTCGAGCAGAGGATGTTGTGAGTGTTTGTTGAAGACCGAACTGGAGTTGATCAATCAAATACTCATGAGATTGTTGGGCAAATCGGCGACGCTCATCCACATCCAAATAGATATAGTCAATGTAGAGGGACATATCCTTCAACTGAGGGAGAAGTGCGGCAGCTGCAGAGACTGATGCCTGTGCTCCCTTTGTAACAAGGTCTGTTGCAGGAGACAATGTGATATTGATACGGACCTCGTGATACTGGAGAGCAATCAAAGGCAATGCAAGACCTGGGTTTCGGCAGAACCAAAACTGAAGGGGAATGTAGAGGATTGCTGGACGACCTCCGCAAGAAACTGAAGTGGTCTCCGTGCCTCCAAGGTATCCACCTAACATTGTGTCCAACTTAACAGAGTTATCAAAACCAGATGTCAAGCTCTCCCACAAGAATAACCATTCACCATAGTGAGTGTCAATGATCTGTCCACCAATTTCAACTTCAATCTTCTTGAGAAGTTGGTAGCCTAGACGACGTTCAAATGCTGAAGTCCACTTGACGTTATTTGTAAATGTGTCTGGAAGCTGAACCTCCAAGTAGGTCTTGTACATCAAGTCCGCATTGCGGTTGATAACAGCAACGACACGTTGTCCATACTGAGGGGTGCCCGTGAAGTTCACACGAAATGCCTCCATGGCAAAGTTAGTATGACGCTTGTAGAGAACCTTCCAGAAGGTAATGTGAGGATTTCCAGTGATATACGCGTCCTGAGCACCATATGCAACGAGTTGTAGAAGACCACCGCCCATTATGTTTATTCTTTGCGAGGATATATTCTTCTGAGTTTCACACAATGGCGCAGCTTAGTCAAACAAATAGGTTTTGCAAGTGTATCAAGAAGGTCAAGAGAACCTTTCAAAATGAAAAAGGACCTATTGCGGTCTGTGTTAAATCAGTCTTATGGAAGAGAGGACGAACGCTCAGACGATTCAAATGTGGTAGAAATGCTAGAGTCATTACGCAGAGGAGAAAGTAACTCCAAATCCTTCTAAGGCCTGTTTAGCAGCCATCTGTTCAGCTTTCTTCCGAGTGGTTCCTTCACCCGTTTCCTTCATGATTTTTCCTTTCAATGTAATTGTTACCCGAATCAAAGCATCGCTAGACTCTATCATAGTATACGTAGGAGTTGTCGCAAACTCACGCTGGCAATACTTCTGAAAGATATCCTTGTAGTTGGTGATAGTAGTGACAACATCCTGGATGTCCAAATAGGCTTCCAGAACGTTGGTGACGAATGAATAGACAATATTGAATCGGTTTCCACAATCTGTCCATAACGCACCAATAAAAGCTTCAAATATGTCTCCCAGTTTCTGTATATTTCGTCGTCCATTAATAGCCACAGACTCCTCGTTGTGCCTAGAAATGACATAGAATGTATCAAGTCCGACTTTTTGACATAAGGCTCCAATCCGCTCATTGTTGACGAGCTCTTTACGAGCATCAGTGAGGAATCCCTGCTTTTTGTCAGGGTATTTACGTCGTAGATAGGTTGCAACACACACTCCAAGGACTGAGTCTCCTTCAAACTCGAGACATTCATAGGATTCATCTTGGAGTGGCATGACACCAGAGGGACACGGAGCAAGAGACGCCGGTCGTCCATCGGGTGTAGTGTATTCAGATCGCTTAACGTAGGTGGTATGAACCATTGAGGTTTGAAAGACTCGGGGATTTGAGACACGATAATGAGGAAGACCATGGCGATGTAAGATACGGTGAATGTCCTTCTCTGTGAAGAATCGGTTACGGGCATTGTAAGGTGAGTAGACATCTGTCATTATGGATTATAGTTTCTATCCAATCTTTTATCCGTTTTTCTACACAATGGGAA